AATTTGCCAAGGCGAAAGGAGAATAAGCGATGAGCACACTGACTTCGGCACGTAACACCTTGGCCCGCGACGGCGTGGATTTCACCTATCCGGTTGCGGCCAGCACCAAAATTTACGCGGGCAGCATGGTCACGCTGTCGGCCACCGGCTTTGCCCGTGGCGGCGCGGCGGGCGGCACCAAGGCCGCAGGCATCGCTGTCGAGACCGTGGACAACAGCAGCGGCGCGGATGGCGCGGTGCTGGTCAAGGTCAAGCGCGGCGTCTTCGCCTTCAACAACTCGGCTGCTGCCGATCTGATCGACCTGGGCGATGTGGGTGCTGTCTGCTATGTGGTCGATGATGAAACCGTCGCCCTGACCGATGCCACCGGCACACGCGTTGCGGCTGGCAAGGTGGCCGACGTGGAAACGGTCGGCTCCGGCACTGTGGTGTGGGTGGATTTCCGCTAACCGCCTGACTCAATCAACTCAATAGGAGCAAACATGTTAATTACTCAAGCGCAGGCGACCGCCGCCTATACCGGACTCCGGGCTTTGTTCAACGAGGGCTTCATGGCCACCGCCAGCGGTGTGGAAGACCAGTGGAAGGACATCGCCCTGCTGATCAACTCGGAGACATCCGACGAAGAATACGGCTGGATGAAGAATCTGTCTTCCATCCGCGAGTGGCTGGGTGACCGTCAGGTGCAGAACCTGTCCGAGGCCTCGTTCAAGATTTCCAACAAGCATTTCGAGGGCACTATCGGCGTGCCGGTGGACAAGATCGCCGACCGCAAGCTCGGCGGCTATTCCATCGCCGCGCAGCAGCTCGGCCAGAACGCACGGGTATTCCCGAATCGGCTGGTGTTCAAGCTGTTGCAAGAGGGTTTTGCCGCAACCGGGCCGGACGGCCAGTATTTCTTCGACACCGATCACCCGGTGCAGACGAAGGAAGGCGTGGTGTCGGTGAGTAACACGGGCGGCGGTTCCGGCGCGGCCTGGTATCTGCTGGACACCAGCAAGGTGGTCAAGCCGATCATCTTCCAGCAGCGCACTCCGTTCAAGCCGCAGGAGCTGACCAGCGGCGACAGCGACCATGTGTTCAAGCGCAACGAGCTGCTGTTCGGCGTGGATGGCCGCTGCAATGTGGGCTATGGACTGTGGCAGACCGCCTATGCCAGCAAGCAGACGCTGGACAAGACCGCGCTGTGGGCTGCACGCGCCAATATGATGGGCTTCAAGGGCGACAACGGCGAGCCGCTGGGCATTACGCCCAACCTGCTGCTGGTGCCGCCCTCGCTGGAAGAAGCTGCCCGCACGGCGCTGGAGGCTGTCATCATCAGCAACACCAGCAACGTGATGAAGGGGCTGATGAAGGTTGAAGTCTGCCCTTGGCTGGCTTAATAGGAGGAACACATCATGGCTAACAGCATCGAAGTAATCTGCAAGTCCGGCGTGTTTCGCCGCGCCGGACGCGAGTTCTCCGCCACCCCAACCGTAGTTGCGCTGGGCGACTTGTCCAAAGAGCAACTCCAGTCGCTCCAGAACGAGCCGCGACTGATCGTGCGCGAAGTGGATGCGAATTCGACGGACGCCAAGCAGCCCGGCAAGAAGGGCTGACACTAAAACTCTCCTCCTGCCTCCTTTTGGCAGTTTGCCCGTGCCGCCTCCCCCGGTGCGGGCTTTTTTTTGCAGACGCGACAGAAGCGCCTACAAGCGATTGAAGCTACCTATATGCCCCGGTTGTATAGGTTGGGGTGCAAGAATCGTTTATGAATGTTCGCAGCGGCCTCCGTGGGCCTTTGGTTTGGCTGTGCCGGTCTGCTATGGGGTGAATGCTGTAGTCGTCTACTTATTTTCCCCGCATTGCCCTACAGGAATCACCCCACCCCTGCCGGGCAAAAATTAAAAGCCTTTACTGTCCACATCTCCATGCGCCCGGCAAAGTGGCGACATGAACTACGCCACCCTCACCCAACTGACCGAACGATACGCCGAACGCGATCTGCGGCACATCACCGACCCGGACGCTCAGGCGCTTGACGCTACACGCGCCGGGCAGGCGCTGGCCGATGCGTCGGCGGAGATCGAAGGATGGCTCGCCACGCGCTACCTGCTGCCGCTGCAAGATGTGACGGGGGCAGCGATGGCCGTGCCGACGATTCTGGTGCGCTGCGCCTGCGACATCGCCATCTACCGGCTGCAAACCCTGCGACCCGCCGATGACATCAAGGATGCGCGGCAGCGTTACGAGGATGTGGTGAGGCTGCTCAAGGCCATCGCTTGCGGCGATGTGCAATTGCCGGGCGCTGCGTTGCGTGATGACGTGGCGGACAACCCGGCCTCGCAGTCGGCAGGGATGCCGCAGTTTGGTGAGCCGCCTTCTCTGTTCGGCAGGGGGAATCGCTGATGAGCATGGTCGGCGATCTCGAAAACACCATCGTGGCCCGCCTGGCGGCTGCGCTCACGCTGGCCGGTCAGGCGCACCCAAAAGTGGAAGTGCGCGCCTGGCCGGAGCGTCCGCGCGACTACCGCATGACGCACCCCAACGGCGCGGCGCTGGTGGTCTACCGGGGCAGCAAGTTCGCGCACCACGCGACTGCCGGGCAGCTCGTGACCTATGAAGACGAATTTGAGCTTGGGCTGGTGTCGCGCACGCTGCGCGAAGCCAATACGCCGGGCGCAGCTGATGCGGCTTTGGGGGTCGGTATTTATGACCTGCTCGAAACCTGCCGCAACACCCTCTTGGGCTGGACGCCGCCGACCGCATCCGGGCAGGTGCGAATCATCAGCGTGGAATTCGATGATTACGTCGAAGGCACCTGGGGCTACAGCCTGCGCTTCGGCGTACCCATGACCACCGTGGCCAACCGTCCGCGTCCGCCTGGGGCTTGGTCTGTCACCAATGAAGACAATGCCCCGGCGCTGTTGCCGCCGGTTGTTCAAGAACCCGTAACCATTTAACCGAAGGAGTGCTTATGTCTCGATTCATCTATACCGGCCCGAATTCCGCTGTCACGCTCAAGGTGAGCGACGGCAAAGGCGGCCTCAAAGACCAGGATGTGCTGTTCTGGAACAAGCAGGAAGTGGATCTGCCCGCCGACCACGAGATGGTGAGCGTGCTGATCGCGCAGGGCTACCTCAAGCCGGTGCAGGTAGCACCTGTCCAGATCGTGCAATCCGCCGAAACCAAAGCCGCGACTGACAAGTCGGGCAAGACCAAATAACTGAAAGGAGTTTGCAATGACTGCAAGTTATCTGCATGGCGTCGAGACTATCGAGATCGACAAGGGGCCGCGTCCGGTTCAAATGGTGAAGACGGCGGTGATCGGCCTCATCGGCACCGCTGCGGCGGGCGAGGTGAACAAGCCGATCATCGTGACCAGCGAAAAGGATTTCGCGCAGTTCGGTGAGAACATCCCCGGCAGCACCATTCTGGATGCGCTGGACGCGATCTTTGACCAGAAGGGTACCGTGTGCGTGGTGATTAACGTGCTCGACCCCGCGAACGCGGCGCACAAGACCACGGTCGCTGTCCCGGAGACCGCGACCGTTGACCCGGTCGATGGCAGCTTCACGCTGCCGCATCCTGCCGTGGTCGGCGAGATCACGCTGGTCAGCGCGGATTTGGCGACCACTTACATCCTGGACACCGACTACAGCTTCGATGCGGCCACCGGCACCGGCAAGCGCATCAGCACGGGCGCTATCCCGGCAGGAACCATTGCCACTCCTACCACGGTGAAGGCGACCTATACCTATCTCAACCCGGCCTTGGTGCAATCGTCCGATATCATCGGCACCATCGACGCGGGCGGCAACCGCACCGGACTCAAGGCGTTCCGCGACAGCTATCAGTTGTTTGGCTTCTACCCGAAGATTTTGATTTCTCCGGTGTTCGCCACGCTGGCTGCCGTGTCCACCGAGCTGATCGCTGCCGCAAACAGCATCCGCGCGATCTGCTTTATCGACGCGCCCATCGGCATCACGCCGCAGCAGGCTATCACCGGGCGCGGCCCGGCTGGCACGCTCAACTTCAACACCAGCTCCGAGCGCGTTGGCTTGTGCTACCCGCACGTCAAAGCCTATGACACGGTGGCCGATGCCGAAGTGCTGATGCCGCTGTCGCAGTATGCGGCGGGCGCGCAGTCGCGCAAGGATCAGGAGAACGGCTATTGGTGGTCGCTGTCGAATACCGAGCTGCTCGGCATCACCGGCATGGAACGCCCCATCGACGCGATGATCAACGATCCGAACTGCGAGGCAAATCTGCTCAACGGGGCGGGCATCATCACGCTGTTCAATTCATTCGGCACTGGCATCCGCGTGTGGGGCAACCGCAGCGCGGCGTTCCCGTCCAGCACGCACCCCAAGAACTTCCTGTGCGTGCGCCGCACGGCGGACATCATCGCGGAGAGCCTGGAGTATTTCACGCTCCAGTTCAATGATCGCCCGCTGGATAACGCGCTGATCGATGCCATTGTCGAGAGCTGCAACGGTTTCATGCGGACGCTCAAGGCAAACGGCGCGATCATCGACGGCAAGGCGTGGTTCGATCAGGCTGAAAACGAAGTGACGGAGCTGGCAGCAGGCCACTTGACGATCACCTACGATTTCATGCCGCCGACACCCGCAGAGCGCGTGACCTACAAGGCCAGCATCAACATCAACTACCTCTCCGAGCTGGGCGCGAAGTAACCAACTCACTATTACTGAAAGGAGCCTACCGTGGCTGGCATTCAACTGAACACACTGAACAACGCGAACATCTACATCGACGGCAACAGCCTGCTTGGACGGGCCGAGGAGTTCAAACTCCCAACGGTTAAGTTCAAGATGGCCGAACACAAGGCCGTGGGCATGGTCGGCGCGATCAAGCTGCCCAGCGGCTTTGAAGCGCTGGAAGGCGAGATCAAGTGGAACTCTTTTTACCCGGAGGTATGGGCAAAGCTGCTCGACCCCTACACCGCTGTGCAACTGCAAGCGCGCGGTAGTCTGGAAACCTACAACAGCCAGGGCCGTCAGGCGCAGGTGCCTTATGTGGTGTTCCTCACCTGCTCGTTCTACGAGGTGCCTGCGGGCGACTTCAAGCAGAACGATAAGGCAGAGTTCCAGAGCAAGTTCTTTGCTTCCTACATCAAGCAGGTGGTCGATGGTAAGGATGTGCTGGAGCTGGATACGATGGCGAATATCTACAAGGTCAATGGCGTAGATAAGCTCGACCTGTATCGCACCAACATCGGTGGCTAAATCCCCCCCGAGACTGCTCGATGAGACGGCGTAATCGAGAGGAAGATCATCAGCGGCGCTGCCGGATTTGAGGCGCTGACTGCCCGCACACATAGAGGAACAGGACATGACGAAGATCACATTGAAGAAGCCGATCAAGACCCCCAGCGGCGAGGTGAAGGCTATCACGCTCACCCGCGAGCCGACGCGGAGAGACTTGAAGGCTGCGCAACAAATCACCAGCAACGAGGAAGATCAGGTGTGGCACATGATCTGTTCGCTCTCGGCAGAGAAACTGACCATCGAAGATACGGAGGAACTCACCTTGGCCGATATGCGCCAGGTGATGGACACCTTTCGCAAGGTTTCGGGTCTCGGAGACTGACTACTGGCAGGGTGCGGCGCTGTTGGCCAAGTGGTTTCGGTTTCAGCCATCGGAGATCGAGGCGCTGGAAACCAGCGACTTCGTTCAGTGGGTCAAGCTGGCGAGTGAGCAGATTTCCGCCCAAGCCACCAAGCTGCGAGAGCTAGAACGGGGAACGTGACCGGGAAGCACAGGGTGATGCAGAGGGTGACGGGGATGGCGACTACGAGGGTGCCGAGAATTACGCCAATCGGCCCCAAGAACGCCCAAGTGCCACCCGCCACCGACACGGCGAAGCTGATGGCCAGCACCGCAGTCCAGTAGCAAGTGATAAATGCGTCAGTGTAGGAGCTGTTCTTCATGGCACAAACCAAGTTAGATGTTCTGATTTCGTTGCTCGGCGGAGCCGCTGCTGTCAGCGGTTTGTCGATGATACGGCAGAACGTTGACCAGCTCAAGACCAGTCTGAATGGCGTCCAGCTCAAACAAAAGCTCGGTTCAGACCTGCTGGCGCTCAAGGCCAGATTCAATGAAGTATCGAGCAGCGGCAGGTACTCAAAAGAGGAGATCGCCAAGGTCTCGCGCGAGCTGCTCAATATGTCAGCCAAGGCACGTGAAGCCGGGCTGAATATCGGCAAGCTGCATACGGAACTGCGCCAGCTTCGTGCAGCCGAGTCCGGTCTTAACCTGCGCGTGGCCGGGCAAAACAACATCAGTGCCGGTGCCGCGATGCGAGCCGATGCTCGCGGCAAGGTGATGGATGCGGTCGCTGCGGGGTACAGCTTCTACAAGCCGGTGGCCGTGGCCGCACGCTATGAGGATGTCATCAAGGACATCGCCATCACTGGCGAGTTGACAAAGCGAGAGGAAGAAGAGCTGGCGAAATCCATCCGTGGATTGTCGCTGCGCTATAACCAGTCGCAGCAGGACGTGGCCGAGGCCATGAAGAAGTTGGTGGAAACCGGCATGAGCCAGCAAGCAGCAAGCACCATGATGCCATTGATGGCAAAGACGGCAACCGCGACGCGCACCGACAGCGGCGATGCAGCGAAAATGGCACGCAGCTTCGAGTTGCTTGGCGTCAAGGATATGGAGCTGGCCTTCAACCAAGCGGCGAAGGCTGGCAAGCAGGGCAGCTTCGAGCTGCGCGATATGGCCAAGTGGTTCCCGGCGCTGGGCGGATTTATGAAGGAACTCGGCGTGTCCGGCAATGAGGCTGTAGTGAGCATGGCTTCGAGGATGCAGGTGGCCACGCGCACGGCAGGCAGCAACGATGAGGCCGCCAACAACTTCAAGAACTTTCTGACAAAGCTGACCTCGCAGGACACCATCAAGGATTTCAAGAAGCAGGGTATCGACCTGATTCCGCAGCTCCAAGCGGCGGCGCGGAAGGGACTCGACCCGATTGCGGCTGGCGTCGATCTGGTCATGCAGCACGTCAAGGCCAAAGCGCCGGAGGCTGCTGCCGAGCTGAAAAAGGTGGCCGAGGAGGTGGCGAAGATTTCCGACCCGGTGCAACGGCAGGCCGAGCTGGAACGCCGCTCCGCGATGATTCAGAAGCTCGGCGACCGTGCTGGCATAGGCGACTTGTTTCAGGACATGCAGGCGGTTTCCTACCTGCTGGCCGAAATCCAGAACAAGGGCGATCTCAACAAGATGATGGGCGATGTCAAAACCGGCAAGAACGCTGATGGGCGGGGAACGCTCGATACGGACTATGCACGGCGTACCGAGGGCATGGCTGAAAAACTCAAGGGCTTGAAGATCGCCATCACTGATTTCGGCATTGCGCTGGGCAACGCCATGATGCCCGCTATTGATCTCTTCACTCCGTTGATTCGCGGCATCACCACCTTCATGACTTGGGTTACGCAGACGTTCCCCATGTTCTCTAGGCTGGCCGCAGGTGTGCTGATGGGGGCATCTGCTATGACGGTGCTCGGCTTCGCGTTCAAGTTCATGCAGGGCGGACTGCTGTCATCGCTCGGTACATTCCAGAATGTGGCCGGTTGGCTGATGACCACGCGCCTGGGTGTGGCGGCGAATGTGAGCGTCACAAATCTGTATCAAGCTGCACTATCCGGCCTGCGCATGCGCTTGGCGAGCGTAGCACTGGCCAGTCAGTTGGCGGGCGGGCCAATGGCGCTGCTTGGTCAAGTCGGCAGGACGGCGCTGATGTCGCTGGCGACTGGCACGCGTGCATTCGGTCTGGCGTTGCTCACTACGCCCATCGGCTGGGTGGCGGCGGCGGTTGCGGGTCTTGCTTTTTTGGTCTGGAAGTATTGGGGGCCGATCAAGGGATTCTTCAGCGGTATGTGGGCGGGCCTCAAGACTGGCTTTCAGCCAGTAATGGATGCGCTGCGCCCGGCGCTGGCCGCTCTGCGGACTGCATTCGGCAATCTGATGACGGCCATTCAGCCGTTGATGCCGCTGCTCAAGGTGCTGTTTTCCCCCATCCTGTTGCCCATTAAACTCGTGGCCGGGGGCGTGAAAATGCTTTGGGGCTGGATGAGAAACCTTTTCACGCCAGTTGAGGATGTGGGTAACGCTGGCCGCAACATGGGGGAAAAGTTCGGCAAGGGGATCGCGGGAGTTTTGACTTGGGGCGCAAAGCTACTAGCCGAGTTCCTCAAATTGCCCGCGCGCATGATCCAGATCGGCGCTGACATCATCAACGGTCTGGTCGGTGGTCTCACCGAAGGGTGGGCGAAGTTGAGCAAGTCGGTCGGCCAACTCGCCAGCGGCATCAAGGATAAGTTCAAGTCCATGCTTGGCATCCATTCTCCGAGCACGGTGTTCATGGACTATGGCCTAAACATTGGCGCTGGAGCAACGCAGGGAATCAAGAGTGCAATGTCTGGTGTGCAAAGTGCGGCAGGAAAGCTGGCGGGTGCGGCAATGGCTGGTGCGATGGCTGCCAGCGGCCATGCAATGGCGGGGGCGAAAGAAGCCACACAGATGCTGCCGAACATCCAGATCGCTTCACCTTCGGCGCGCGGCGCGTCTGGTGCAGCACCAAGTGCATCGGGCATGACGATCCAGTTTTCTCCATCTATCACTATTGGCGGCAATGGCAGCGGTGACGTGAAAGGCCAGGTGCAGCATGCCATGCAGATGTCCGTGCGCGAGCTGGAGCAGATGCTGCGCCGCTTGCAGGCCGAGCAGCAACGGAGGGCATTCTGATGTTAGATCAACTGCTCTCAGTTGGCGGAAATTTTGCCTCCGACCGCGTCATCCGCGAGCTGAAGAGCAATCTCGGCGGAATTTCACATGCCATGCTGGGCACGATTGGCTTTGATGTGCTGTCTCAAATTGAAGGGGTCGAAGAGAGTTTCTCGGCGAACTTTGCGGAGCATGCGCTGATCGAGGGTAAGCCGCGCTTGCAGTGGGTGGGCGATAATCTTGGCGAAGTGACGTGGAATCTGATGTTCCACGCGGGCTTCTGTGTGCCGACCGTGGAACTATTGAAGTTACGCGCTGCCGTCGCGGCTCACACGCCGCTGCCGCTGGTGTTTGCCAGCGGTGCGCACCAGGGATGGTTTGTGCCGGTCTCGGTGAACGTGACTACGCGCATGACTCGGGGCGATGGGACATTGCTGTGGATTGAGGCGCAACTCAAGATGCGCGAATCTCCACCGGCTGCGTCGATGCCGGACGAAACACCGCGCCAGTCCGCCGTAGCCATCGAGCAGAATGCGGCGAGCGGTTCAGCTACGATGCCGTCACAATCGGTCTATAAGACTCCCGCCCCGCGCCCCGCTGGCGCATCACCGCTGCGGAGCGCACGGTGAAAGCTATCAATTGCATCGAGCACATCACGCAGGCCGGTGAGCGTTGGGATAGCCTGGCGTGGCGTTATTACG